ACGGAATCGACGGTAAATCCTTCACTTCCACTGGTCGTGGTAATGGTTCCAACGCTTACTCCGGTAGCGATGGACTCCCCAACGACGAAATAGGATATCAGCTTCTCGACACACGTTTTACTGGCACATCTGCTGCGTTCCTTTCCGGTCATGCCGAATGGAACTTTGCAGACCAAGACCGTGGTATTGCTGAACTTTTGAGCAACTACGAATTGACGGGTAAAATCCCTCAAATCGAACTCAAGTTTGACAAAACTGCTGTTGAAGCTGGTACACGTAGACTTGCAACTCGTTGGAGTGTTGAGTTGGAACAAGACATCAAAAACATGAACGGCATCGATATCGATGGAGAACTTACGAATGCAATGTCGTATGAGATCCAAGCTGAAATCGACCGTGAAGTTGTGATGCGTATGATCCAAACCGCTTTCAATGCTGGTGCTGGTGCAGGTTTCTCCATCTGGAGTCCTGTTAGTGCGGATGGTCGTTGGACTGCTGAAAGAAATATTACCTTCTATCAACGCTTAATTATCGAAAGTGGTCGTATGGCTGCTCGTAACCGTAGAGGTGCTGCTAACTTTGTTATCGCAACTCCTCGTGTTTGCAGCATCCTCGAAATGCTTCCTGACTTTAAGGTTTACGAAATCAACGGAACCGTTTCGACGGCTGGTGTTGGTATCGCAAAAGTTGGTACTGTTGGTAGCCGCTGGACGGTTTATCGTGATACTCGGACTGAAGTTCAGAATACCTCGCTCTATAGCCCTAACTACTACTCTGGTCAAACCAGTGGTGTGGAATATGCGCTGTTGGGTTACAAGGGTTCTGAATACTATGATACCGGGATAATTTACTGCCCCTATATTCCTATTATGGTTCAGAGAACTATTGGACCGAATGATTTCGCGCCTCGTGTTGGTCTTATGACCCGCTACGGTATCGTGAATAACATCTTCGGAGCAAACCTTTATTATCATCTGATTATCGTAAAAGGATTAGGAACAGCATTTACTCCAGGTTCAGTTTCGACCTATCTCTAAACGACCAAGCAGTAACGCTAAATCAAATCTGAAACCCGTGGTGCCGAAGACCCACGGGTTTCCTCGTTTTTATAGGTATCAAATGTTCGTATTTCTGATATATATTTTATAATTGTTTTAACTGGAAATGGATGTTTCGTGAGCTTGGTTCTCTTCTTAAAGATATACTCCCCATTTACTCTGATACGTGAAAAAACATGATCTTCTGTTTTATACTCTGTTAGAAAATCTCTGAGCGTTTTACTCTCAACAATAGATTTACCATCGGGATATAATATGTCATATGTGACAATACTAAACCCATTGTCTAACATAAATTGTCTCTTTTTTATTTCTTTTTCAGACTTACCTTCTTTGGATTTTCTCAAATCCATCGTAGCTTTCCTTTTCTTTAAGGATTTTTTCCATTTATCATAATGTTCGGGGTCTTTATATTTTTCTTTAAGACCACTGCTTATTTTAGAATACACTTCATCCAATTCGTTTTCATCCATATATTCAGTGTAATAACCACCACTACCACCCTTTTGAATATTGTAACAATTGCTCTTACCAAATTTGTGGTGTAGCCTTCTGATTAACTTGATTTCCAATCTATTCAAATCTTCTGGAGTATCAATTTTTAAATTGAACCATCTGGTTTCGAAATTTTCTTTCCCATATTTGTTGATAGCTTGTCTCAATCTGTAACCCGATCCTATGTATCTGGTTTTTGGATACCAATAATGCTTCCCACCATAGACCTTACCATTAATCTTATTAACCGTTACATATAATTTGAATTGTTTCTTGAACATGGTAATACTTAATACCGGAATCAATTATTACAATAATTTTTCCACACAAATTTATAATTACCACAATCATATATCTTATAAAATCCATTCATCTTCATATTATCCCCCTCACTCAATGATTCATCAAAGATTGGTAACTTATCTTTCAACTTATGTTTCTGGAATTGATGGCGAGAATATCTAATACCTTCACTTTTATTAAAATAATAATAATTCACAGCATCATTTTTAATTTCTTTCATACCAACACTGCGGTATACATTACCAATTGAATATCGCTTATCAGCATAAGATACCATAGAATTTGGATTATAAGTTCTGATGAAGTGTTTAAACAACTTATGAAATCCTCCGATTACTGATGTATTCAATACATTGGCGAAGCGAATAAGCTCCCATTCCACGCTCTTATCAAATCTACTTTTACCAAATGTTAATATGGATACCAATTGATCATTATGGTAAAGTCCCAACGAAACGGAACAATTGGAATATCCTTGTAGATGATTATCGTTTAAGAATTGTTTAGTGGCGAAATTATCAACCAATTTAATTTCACACTTTCTAGCATGGATTTTATTGGGGACTTTCCCAAAATTATATCTAATAATGGATTTCCAAATCTCCCGTTTGTTACGCCATTCATCCTCAAATATGTGAAACAAACGGATACCAGACTCCAGACACTTATCCGTCTTGTATGAATGATAATGTTTGTCCTTACCTTCTTCCTCCGAATGACAAAATAAACCATTCATCTCAATTGCAATATTGTGTTTGGGAGATAGAATATCCAATTCTTTTCGTTCCCCCAATAATTTCTTATCATTTCTAATAATGGTATCATCCAATTCAGATTCCACAAATTCTCGCAATTCGCCCTCAATCTCCGATAATTGACCAGCGCATGATGGACATTTTGTTTTTGAGTGAAGGAGATTATCGGGTCTCACTTCCCATTCTCCATGTAATTCACACACAGCTTTAATATGTGTTTTATTATTGGCATATTCTTGATTGGGAATTTGATAAGATGTCAATTTCCTAATCCTTTCAATCGTTAATCTTTTCTTTCCTGAACATTCAGAACAACCATATTGTCTTACCAGCAAGTGCTTAGGGGTGATTTGAAATTCTCCGTGTTTGGGACATACGATAATTCCTTTGGTTGTATTGTTATTATATATGAATTTAGAAAAATCATATTCCTGAAATTTTAAATATTTTTCTTTCAATTCTTCCATAAATTGTTCTTGGGTTCTTCGTTTGAATCCTCCTCTTGGAACACCAGCACAGTCAGGACAACCAGAACCTTGTAAATGATGTTGCTTGGAAGTTAGAAATTGACCATGATCTTTACAAATCACAATCCCTTTATCATTCTTCCTACCCAAATAGATAAATTTAGAATAATCATATCGATCCCCGTGTTTTTCTTTGAAAAGTTTGATAACCTCTTCTGTTTTGTAAATCTTTGCCATATTATTACTTAACAGACTATCAGACCAAAAACAGAAATCAATTACAAATTTTCATATTACACTAAATAATATCAATGCAATTATTCAATCAATTTTTCCGAATCCACGAAAGTCTTGACAATCCATACCCTTGGAAGAATACGTTCAAAACCGAAGAAGTCGTAGATGATTGGGATGACAGTGGAGATGAATATCCCAAAGATGTTCTCACACCAACTCAAATAATACATTTCAAAACAGATGAAGGTGTTCCATACATTTGGTATGCAAAGCAAAACAGATACAATGACAAATACTGGGAAATTGCATTCGGGGTTGTTGAAAAAGATAAAGGAGATGGTGACTATGAAACAAATATTGAAAAAACGGGAACAGGCAATGCATTTCGTGTATTCGCCACAGTAATTGAAATTACAAATTATTTCGTGGAATGGGATGGAGATAATTATGAAGTTCAAAATTTAACCTTTTCATCTAAAGGTAATAACCGAACATCTCTTTATAAAAAATATCTAGTTCCCCGAATTGAAAATTTTGAAATATCAAACGAACAGAAAAATGGCGAAGAAACAGAAATCCATCTTCAACGTAATTTCTAAAATTTGATCAATTTTGCTAAATACTATTATGAGCATTTTTACGTTCCAACAAAACCTTCTTTCCGCTGAAAAAACTGGTAATCCTAATCTTACCAATACTACACTCTCCGCAACAGGTGTCACATTCCTATCTGGTGCTAACGTATTTGTTGCAACTAGACAATTAGGCGTGGTATCTCTATCAACTACTGACGTGGGTATTGCATTCGATCCTGTTGAATTTTCAGTAGGTTCCACTGTTAATACTGCATCTGCATTCTCTCTTGCTAATTATCCAAGTGTTACTGTAGATGTTCTTGGTTCGGTATTTAATATTCCAGCATCGCTCCACAATACTCAAATGGCTATCGTAAATAATGATAATTCATATTCTGTGTTTCCATTCCTGAGTTCTGTTACAACTGTCCCAACATCAGCATTCTCAGAAACCTTCTCTGTATCTACTCCTGATGCTCGTAGAAAGAGATTGCTAGGATATTAATAATAAGACACTTTTAGTCTTTATTTGTATATGAAAGCACACGGTTGATTCGTGTGCTTTTCTCTTAAATAGTAATATGTATAATAGGGGAAGTGGTTCAGGCGCAGAATCCAAAAGAACTGATGAATCGTTTTATAGTGGTATTGTCGTAAAGAACGATGACCCTTTGAAATTGAATAGAGTAAAAATTTATATTCCCGAATTATCCAACCAACCTTTTGACAATTGGTTAGAAGAATACGATGAAATCAATGTTAAAATCGCAGGTGTCAATAATCCAACTGATAATTGGAACGACATTGCAATATTTAAAGAAATAGCCAATAACCTCCCATGGGCAGAACCATGTTACCCAATAATCGGTGAATCGGGAAATGCTCGATATTATCAAAACGATGAAGATAGTATCTCGACTATTTCCGATTGTAATTATGAAGAAGGGTTTCAAGTGAATGATGAAGAGCCTCCAACATTGCAAACGGGATCATTCTCACCAGCATTTATCTATGAAAACAAAGATACCATCATGGGAGACGCTTTCAACAAACCGATTGATGCATTCTCTGTGAAGTGTAATACATATTCATTTGGTTACAAATCACAAAAATTTAGTAATAAAACAAAAGGATTAATGGGTGTTCCTGAAGTTGGTTCTAAAGTATGGGTTTTCCATTTCATGGGAGACTTAAATTTCCCTGTTTATTTCGGAGTTATTCAAGATTATAGAAGTCTTACACTTATCAATAGAACTGATAACGAATCCAACATTTCTCCTTATTACCCATCTGACTTTGAAAATTAATTATGTCTAAAAAGAAATATAGAAACCGTACAGTATTAAATCAAAGAGGTGGAGCGATTGTTATCAATAATACAACTGATAACGAATCTCTACATATTTCTCAAAGATCAGGTAGCAATATTCTATCGAATAATATTGTCAATTCTGAATTAGCGACGAATAATAAACAAACTTTAGTATTAAATGATAAATTTGATACAATAAAAGGAGATTCTAGCGAATTTGTAGTAGGTGGGAAAAACGAAAGAGTTGGTGGCACGGTTTATAATTATAAAGGATTCATAGATGAATCAGAAATCCAAGCATTCCAAGAGTGGAAAGATTTAGTAAAACCAATTGCTGATAATAATTCAAAATTTAAAATAAAAAGAGGTGGATTATCATTACCTAATGGTGTATCCAATTCTCCATCGGGAACTCGTGATGATAACCCTGTCATCGGTTCCAAAGTATTTGTAGTTGAGAATAAATTTAAAGGGTATACCAAAACACCCTACAGAACATCAAAATTCGATGAAGTGGCTACATATGTTCCTGTTACTGAGAGAAGTGGAAAATCAGCCAAAGAAGAATCAATTACTCTTGAAAATATCGAAAAGAGTGCTGGTGGTGCTGGATCTCAGGCTCCAGGTGTTTTGGAATTTGGTGCTTCCAAATCTGCTGCAACTGAAAATGGTGAATGGGAAAAAGATCAAGATGCATTAGATATCGACAAACAATTTTTAGATGCTCAAGAACAATTAACCAAGATTGAAGAAAAAATGGGTGATGGGGGTGACGAACATCTCATCACTAAAAGAAATAAATTTGAAACAATTGGAGCAGTATTCAATGATTTCCCATCAGTTCGCATCGATGAAAAAGGTAGAAGTCAACCATTTGAAATGTTAGTATCTGATAAAGGGATTTATAAAAATCATGATTATGTTCCTCTAGTCGAAGAAGTTGATAACTCTTCCAATTTTCCTTGCGGGAAAAATCACGTAATTGTTGGAAATTCTCTCAGTAGAATTGTGGGTTCTGGTGGTATTTCTATGAAAACCACTGGTTCTTTTGAAATGGGAGGAACTGTTTTACGAGGTGGTTTCAAACAAATTAATTTAAATGCTTCTCATGGTGTTCACATTGCTTCAGAGAGTAATCTAGAATTACAATCTTTGAAGACAATTGTTTTACGCACCAATAGACAAGTGTATGTCGAATCTTCCATGGGAATTAAAAATAATTTAATTGTAGGGGGTGGATTGGCAGTAGAGGGGGAAACATACCTCCAACACGTTACTGCACCCTTGGAGGTGCAGCAAACGGAAAATACTGTAGTGTTTGGTAAATTCGCCATCGATCAAGATCGTAGATTGATTATTGGTGAATGTAATATTGCGGGAGAATTTTTTCCTGTTTATGCGAAAGCAACTGATGATTTAATTGTGACTTATCCACATAGTCACCATTTTAATAATATTCCTCTCAAACTTATGGAATCTAATGAGGATGTTCGTAAAGATGCTCACAATAATAAAATAAATGCGCATAACACTGTTGCTCAGTCCTATGCGCAATTACACGAGAAGAAAATACCTGTTAAGGGCTAATTAGCCCTCGCAGGATTTACATATCATAATTGATCTAGACAATTCCTGTGAAGGATTCGATGAACGTTGGTAATACAAAGATTTGATTCCTTGTTCCCATGCGAAGATCATCAATTCATTGATTTCTTTTGGTTTCGTTCCAGCAGGAATCATCAAATTGAGAGATTGTCCCTGATCGATATGGGGCTGTCTTTGAGCGGCATGAATCACAACTTCTTTCTGTGATAACTCTGCAAATGTTTTGAAAACATCTTTCTCATACTCTGAAAGAAAATTGAGATGCTGGACACTACCACCATGAATTAGAATACTCTTCCAAATTTCTTTATCATCTTTATCTTTAGATTTTAATAATTCTTCAAGTTTGGGATTGCGATAGGTGAATTGACCTTTTGCAAGATTCTTAACAAAATAATTACTATTAAGCGGTTCGATACTGGGACTGACTTGTCCCAAAATAAAGCTAGAGCTTGTAGTTGGAGCAATAGCAAGAGTCGTAGTATTACGACGACCATAACCCTTCAATACTTCAGGTTCACCGAACATCTCAGCAAGCTTTTTCGTTGCTCTATCAGCGCGTTCGCGGATTTCAAAAAAGATTGAGATATTCTCATAATGAGCATCCATACTTTCCCATGCAATCATTTTAGATTGGAGATAGCTATGATAACCCAAAACACCCATACCCAATGCTCTATGATTCTTGGCAAAATTGTAGGCAGCTTCCATCAAACGAATATCCTTGGTTTTTTCGATGAATTCTGTCATGACAGCATCTAAGAACATGATCAATGTTTCAACTGCGTCTGTTTCTTTGATTTCATCCCACCAAAGCAAATTCAATGATGAAAGACAGCAGACAAAAGATTCATCTTTTGATGAGGGTAGGAAAATCTCAGAGCAAAGATTACTCGCATTAATTTTATAATTTTTATCTTTGTAAACCTGTGGAGCGTGATTATTGGCATTGTCTGTAAAGAATACATAAGGATAACCAGTCTCCGAACGCTTCTTAATCACTGATGCCCATCTGCGTCTTTTCTCTTTATCACCATCGATCATCGATTGCATCCATCCTTCTGGAATGG